GCATCGCCCCCCATTGAAGAGGGCGAAGACTGGTGACTCCCTTTTACGACCCAGCCAAGCGAGAGCGCAAGGATGTCGAAAAGCCCGCCATCGACTATGCCTACCGTCGCGGCTGGTGGCACACCAAGGTCGGCGCTCTCACGCGCAATGCACAGCCTGACGACCTTTTCGTGCGTGACGGTGTGTACCTGTGGATTGAGTTCAAGGCTCCAGGTGAAGCGCCGACCACGCAACAGGCCAAACGCCACCGGGAGATGCGCGAGAAGGGCATGGACGTGCGCTGGACCGACAGCCTTGAGCAAGCGATGGAGTGGCTGAGGTGAGCGCCTTTGACCTTGCGATACAAGCGCAGTTTGCGGAAGTCGAGCTTGAGCGTGCGCAGATGCACGCCTACCAGTCTGAAATCGCATTGCCTTTCATGCTGGCGAATCCCTTTTCTGCGCTGTTCATCAGCATGGGAATGGGTAAGTCGATCATCAGCGCCACGGCCATTGTCGATCTGATTCTTGAAGGTCACATCGGCAAAATCCTAGTCGTCGGCCCGTTGCGTGTGATGACGGACACATGGCCGACCGAGTTCAAGACGTGGCGGCACACCGCTGCATTCCGGCCGGTTTTGATCCGTGAGGATGACGAAGACCCGCGAATCATTGAAGCGCAGCGCATTGACCGCGCCAACAATCCGGATCGCCAGTGGGAGCGTGAGAGCCTTGAACTGGAGGGCATGGACAAGAAGGCAATCGCCGCAACCCTGGACAAGCGCGAAGAGGCTCGCGTGCGCTTGCGCATCCGTGAGGAACTTGCCACCAGCCGCTCAACTATTCATTTCATCAACCGAGAGCAGTTGGTGTGGCTCGTCAACTTCTATGGCCCCAAGTGGCCGTATCGCACCGTCATCATTGACGAGTCGAGCAGCTTTAAGGACTACACCACCGAGCGCTTCAAGGCTTTGCAGAAGGTCCGCAACACACCGGGCCTGATCACGCGACTCCACATCCTGACCGCTACACCGGCCGCTGAGACCTACGAGCACCTGTACCCGCAAATCTGGTTGCTTGATCAGGGCAAGCGCCTGGGTAGGAACATCACTGCGTACCGCAGCGACTACTTCACCTATGACCCGTACAAACGCAAGTTCACTTTACGCAAGGGGTGTGAGCAGGAGATTCTCGACAAGCTCAAGGACATCTGTTTGGTGCTCGATGCCAAGGACTACTTGAATCTCGAAGAGCCCAACATCGTCATGCGTCCTGTGCGCCTGCCAGAAAGCACCCGCGTGCTTTACGAGACGATGAAAAAGGAGATGCTCGTCACGCTGCCGGATGGGACCGAGATTGAAGCTGAGACTGCCGCCGCCCTTTCTTCAAAGTTACTTCAGATGGCCTCGGGCGTTCTCTACGAGACCTACGACCTCCTGGACGCAGACACCGAGGAAATGAAAAAGGTCAAGCGCGTCCACAAGCTGCATGACGCCAAGCTCGACACCCTGAAGGAGATTTACGAAGGCTTGCAGGGCTCCCCCGTGCTGGTGGCCTATCACTTCAAGTCGTCCCTGGATCGCTTGAAGAAGGCATTCCCGAAAGCCACAGTGATGGACCGCGACGGCAAGTGCGTCAAGGACTGGAACGCTGGGAAGATTCCGATGCTTTTGATCCACCCCCAGTCTGGTGGGCACGGCCTCAACCTGCAGAAGGGTCCCGGCCACAACATCGTCTTCTTCGATCTGGTCTGGTCGCTGGAGCTTTGGATTCAACTCATCGGTCGCCTCGCTCGCCAAGGGCAAAAGAACCCCGTGCTGGTCCAGGTGCTTTGCGCCGTTGGCACGCTCGATGAGTACGTCTATCAGTTGCTCAGTGAGAAGACTGACGCACAAGACAAACTGTTCTCGCTGCTCAAAAAACTGATCCGTCAATATAGAAGGACACGTCTAAAAGAAGTTACTACGTTTGTGTGAAGTACCGCACATTGACGGCCCCACAAATGGTTGAAGGTGTGATATTGTTGACACCCAATCAACCAAATGTGGGGTTTACCATGACCACCCGAGAAGACTTTCGTAAGTCTTTTGTCGCACGGCTAAGCCAGGCCTGCGAAGAATCCAGCAACGTACCGCCCCCTCACAAAGGGCGACAACAATACCTCGCTAAAGAGGTGGAAGTGGCCCCCGAGGCTGTCTCCAAATGGTTTAAGGCGGTGTCTATGCCCCGACCCGAAAAGCTAGAAAAACTGGCGCAACTACTTCAGGTTGATCGCTCCTGGTTGGCATTTGGCGCTAACCCTGAATTGGACCGCACTCAGCGCAAGGCCCACGGTCGTGAGCTAGAAGGTGCGGTTCATTTGGTGATGGGCATGATCATGCTCGCCGGTGGTCATTGCGGTACGCCCTCGGATACAGATTCGCGTGCAAGCTACGTTGACTTCTACGCAACCATTCGTGGTTCGGTCCATCCGATTCACATCAGCCTCGCACGCAAGGTGCTGAATGATGAATACGAACTCATGGTGCCCAAGGAGTTCAAGGATGTGCGCTCCATCGGAGTCATTTCGCTGGGCTCGGGTAAATACGATTTCGTCGATCTACCTTCTGCAATGATTGAAGAGCACAAGGTTCGCAAGACCGGCCAGTTCGCTTTGCAATTAACCCGAATTGATCCGCACAAATACGCCACGAACGGTGTCGTTTGGCCCAAGTATCGGAACTTCTCAGACCTCGGTTGACCGCTGCTTATTTGCTTCCATTTCGGGGTAGCTACAATTAGCCTATCGCCTGGGCAGGCGACTTGGGCTGTGAAAATAAGCCAGCGGTCACGTTGGGAGCCTTGTTCTCCGGGCAAACCCATCTCAGCGTGACCGTCCTTTTAGCGACGCATCTCGCGCCTAGGGTATATTCACCGCATATATGGCAGGTGAGCCCAATCCAATTCTTTTTGATTTTGAGCAACGCAGTGGGCTCGGGCCAACCCATGCTGCCCGTCTGCTGGGGTCGCCCTACGTCTCATACGCCCAGCTTCGCTCGGGCGTGCGCAATTTGAAGCGCTGCCATATTCTCCACATCGAGGTCATCCTGCTGCTACCGCTCAAGGTTCGGCAGCAACTCATCGAAAGAGAAGTACATGGACGCTGAACTTAGCCGCTCAATCAAAGGCCTGGATGCTGAATCTGCGGTGATGATCTACAAAGGTCTCACGCTCAGTCAGATGACGCAAATCCTTGGCGTGGATCGCCGCGATCTGACCAAGAAGATTGAGGCCGCTGGGATCAAACCCTCGGGAATGAATCGCGGTTTTCCAATCTACAGCTTGAAGGAGGTGATGCCCCATGTGGTCAAACCCTTCTACAACGTCGAGGAATACCTGCGGAACATGAATCCGCAAGACTTACCCAAGCATCTTTCAAAAGAGTTTTGGGCAGGCCAACGGTCAAAGCAGGAATTCATGCTTCGCGACGGTCAGCTTTGGTCCACTGAAAAAGTTGTTTCGGAAGTCGGCGAGTTGTTCAAGCTGTTCAAGATGTCGGCGCTCCTAGCGACGGATACCGTCGAGCGCAAGGTTGAACTTTCCGAAGAGCAGCGGCTGATCATCAAACGGCTCATGGACGGAATGCTGATCGATCTGCATCAAACGATTGTGGAAAAGTTCAGCAGCAAGGAAACCAAGAATGACGCAGAAGCAGCAGACGAAGAGCTTTGATTCGGTCGGCGACATCTTCTGCGAACTGGCGGAATTGCTTCGCCCGCCTGAGCGATTGACGGTATCGCAGGCTGCGGAGAAATATCGCTACGTCAATCAGCCGGGCGCCTATGTTGGTCAATGGGAGAACGAGACCACGCGCTACATGGTTGAGCCCATGGACACGTTTGCTGGGCGCAAATACCGTGGAATGATTTTCGTGGGACCCGCGCAGAGCGGCAAGACGGATGCCCTGGTGATCAACACTTTGGCTTACTCCGTCAAAGTTGACCCGATGGACCTGATGATCGTCTGCCCGACGATGACGGCGGCACGCGACTTCTCCATTCGACGCATCGACCGACTGCATCGCCACAGCGAAGAGGTTGGGAAAATGATGCTATCTGGTTCAGACAGCGACAACAAATTCGACAAGCACTACGTCACTGGCATGCTGCTCTCGTTGTCCTGGCCGACACCAACCGAACTCGCAGGCAAGCCCATCGGCCGCGTGATCTTGACCGACCGTGATCGCATGCCAGATGACATCGATGGTGACGGCGAGCCGTTCGATCTGGCAATGAAGCGGACGACCACCTTCGGCTCCTACGCCATGACGGTGGCTGAGTCGTCTCCCTCGCGCCCGGTGACCAACCTGAAGTGGGTCGGCAGCACGATCCACGAAGCGCCGCCCTGTGAAGGCATCCTTGGCCTCTACAACCGTGGCGATCGCCGCCGCTGGTACTGGCCCTGCCCGTCCTGCAACAAGTTCTTTGAAGGCATGTTCTCCCAGCTTGAACTTGACGAAGAGGTGAAGGGCACCAACCTTGAGCGTGCAGGCACTGTGCGAATGGTGTGCCCACATTGCAGCTACCGCATCCACCCTGATGAGCGCTCGGGCATGCAGGAGTGGGGCATGTGGGTGAAGGACGGGCAGGGCATCGACGAACGCGGCCGAGTCTTTGGCCCTGAGCCGCGCACGCTGATCGCATCGTTCTGGTTGCGTGGTGTTGCTGCCGCATTCACGTCCTGGAAAACGCTGATGGCGATGTACCTGGACGCCTTCGACGACTACGAGCGAACCAAGTCGGAAGAGTCGCTCAAGAAGTTCTACAACAACGACCTGGGCGAGCCCTACTACCCACGCTCGGCAACCGAGGGTCTGCGTCTGCCCGAGTCACTCAAGGCCCGCGCAGAGAGCCTTGGCGAGAAGGTGGTGCCTGAAGGTGTGCGCTTCCTCGTCGCGCTGATTGACGTGCAGAAGAATATGTGGGTTTGCAGCGTGTTCGGCATCCTGCCGGGCAAGCCGTTTGACACGGTGGTGGTAGATCGTTTTGAGATTGTGAAATCACATCGCCTGGACGATGACGGTGAGCGCCTGTGGGTCAAGCCGCACGCCTACATTGAGGATTGGGATCGGATCACCGAAGAGGTGCTTACCAAGGAGTACCCGCTGGGCGACGGCAGCGGTCGCATGATGCAAATCAAGTTCACGGGTTGCGACTCGGGCGGTCGTGAGGGCGTCACGACCATGGCTTACAACTACTACCGCAAGTTGCGCGAAGAGAACATGCACCGCCGCTTCATCCTGACCAAGGGTGACCACGCGCCGAACATGCCGCGCACGGTGATCAGCTACCCTGACTCTAGTCGCAAGGACAAACTTAGCGCTGCTCGCGGTGATGTGCCCGTGTTGCGCATGAACTCCAACCTGCTGAAAGACGACCTCAACGGTCGCCTCGATTGCATGACACCTGGGCGCGGAATGTTCCGCTTTCCTGATTGGCTTTCGGACAAGTTCTACGCCGAGCTTTGCGCTGAGACCCGCACTGGCAAGGGCTGGGAGAACCCGGCTGGTGAGCGCAACGAGCAGTGGGACTTGAGCTACGCTTGCATCGGCCTTTGCGTCTCCGAACTGATCCGTGTGGAGTCGGTCGATTGGGACAACCCGCCCGGCTGGGCTGCGGACTGGGACAAGAACGATTTGGTTCGTCAACCAGAAAGTCCCAAGAGGTTTGCAAATACCGTAGAATCGGGCGCATTCGACTTTGCTCAGTTGGGTAAAGCGCTTGCCTGAGATTCAACAAAATGGCAACTATTCCACTGACAGTTCTTCAGCAACGACTCGATGAGGCACGCACCGCCTACCACCTGCTGCAGACCGGCCGCTCGGCCCGCGTGGTGGTGGATCAGAACGGGGAGCGTGTCGAGTTCACAGCCGCCAATCGGGCGTCGCTGTACGCCTACATCCGTGAGCTTGAGGCCCAGTTGCCCGCCGCGCCTTCCGTCACCAGCGGGTATGCCCCCGCCACATTCACCTTCTAAGCCATGAGCGAAGCCACCGAAATCAGCGTTGTTGACTTCGGTCCTGGCCCTGTGCGGGCCACGGGCGGCGGGCTTGAAGGTGCGGCACGCACCAGCCGCGAGACCTTCCACTGGAACCCGGCCGTCATTCACCCTGACCTGCAGATCAATGCTGTCAAGGAGATGGCCGATGCCCGCTCTCGGGACTCGGTGCAAAACGATGGTTACGCGATGGGCGCGGTCCAGACCCACCGTGACAGCATCGTCGGCTCGCAGTACCTGCTCAACGCACAGCCCAACATCGACGTACTCGGCGCTACCGACGAATGGGCTGAGGAATTTCAGCGCACGGTGGAAGCCCGCTTCAACCTGATGGCCGAGAGTGAAGAATGCTGGTTCGACGCATCGGGCGTGAACACGTTCACCGGCCTGATCCGCCTGGGCGTGGGCGGCTTCATGCTGACTGGCGAGGTGCTTGCCACTGCTGAGTGGCTGCGTGACGCTCGCCGCCCGTTCAAGACGGCCATGCAGATGGTCTCGCCCTCGCGGCTGTCGAACCCTGACATGCGCTGGGACGACAAGAATCTGCGCCGTGGCGTGCAGCGCGACAGCTTCGGCCGTGCGCTGGGCTACTGGTTCAAGCTCTCGCACCCAGGCAGCTTCTTCATGGTGCCCGAGGATGAGAACCGCTGGGTCTTCGTGCCTGCGACGAAGCCTTGGGGTCGCAAGCAGGTGATCCACATCATCGAGCAGTTGCAGCCTGACCAGACACGCGGCATTGCCGACATGGTGTCTGTGCTCAAGCAGATGCGAATGACCAAGAAGTTTCAGGAAGTCACGCTGCAAAACGCGGTGGTGAATGCCTCCTACGCGGCAGCGGTCGAGTCCGAACTGCCGCGTGAAGTTGTTTTTGGCTCCATGGGCGCAGGGCAGGCTGGCTTCTCCGACATGCTCGGCGGCTACATGAACGCGCTTCAGCAGTACGTGGGTGCGAGCAACAACATCCAGATTGACGGCGTGAAGATGCCGCACCTGTTCCCAGGCACCAAGCTGAACCTCAAGCCCATGGGCACGCCCGGTGGCGTCGGCACTGACTTCGAGGAAAGCCTGCTGCGCCACACCGCCGCTGCGCTGGGTCTGAGCTACGAGCAGTTCTCCAAGGACTACAGCAAGACCAACTACTCGTCGGCCCGCGCCAGCATGGGCGAGACCTGGAAGTTCATGCAAGGCCGCAAGAAGCACGTCGCCGACCGCATGGCGAAGTCGATCTACGTGCTGTGGCTGGAAGAGGAAATCAACGCTGGCCGTGTGCCCCTGCCTGCGGGAATGGGGCCTGAGATTTTTTACGACCCGGTGCTGCGCGAGGCCTTGACCTCCTGCGACTGGATCGGCGCGTCGCGTGGGCAGATCGACGAGTTGAAGGAAACCCAGTCGGCCGTCATGCGGATCAACTCGGGCCTGTCCACCTACGAGATGGAGTGCGCTCGGCTGGGTCAGGACTACCGCCGCCTTTTCCGTCAACGCCAGCGCGAGAACAAGCTGATGGAAGAGATGGGCCTGTCGTTCGACAAGGAGGCCAAGAAGCCCGGCCAGAACGACGCACAGAACACCATGCGTGAAGACAACGCACCCGCTGAGGATGACGAACTGTGAGCGCTCTGCACAAGAAGACCCAGGTCATCGAATTCAAGCTGCGGGACACCGTGATGCTGGGCTGCATGGCGCTCGATGAACTCGGCCAGCCTGTTGATCTGACCAACATCGACGTGGCGGCTCAGGTGCGCGACGACGCAGGGGTGCTGATCTGCGAGATGGAAGTGGAGCCGGTCGTGCTTGCTGAGGGCACCTACGAACTGTGGGCGCCCGCTGAAGCTGCCTGGGTGGTCGGTGATTTCGGCATCGACGTGCAGTACACCGACACCTCGGGCTCTCGTCCGCTGATTCGCAGCAGTGAGACGTTCTACATCCGAATGATCCAGGACGTGACGCAGTGATCACGACAACCACTGTCGCCCAGGTCAACCGCTTGATCACGCGGGTCACGCGACCGTCTGCGATCCGAACCACTTTCAGCAAGCGTCCAGGTATCGCCACGGTTGTTGCAACCCCGGATCGCACGATCACGCTGACACGCCCTGCCGCACAGCCCTTCGTTGGGGTCACAGGGCCTGCAAGCATCGACCTGTACCTTGTGCCACGCCCACAGGTCATTCAGGTCACACAGGTCACCACAGGCCTCACAGGCCGCCCTGGCGCTGACGGTGCGGGCGGTTCGGGCACCTTGCCACCCACATCGCCTGAGTTCACCTGGAGCGACGGGCGATTGACCGCTGTCGATTACGCGGACGGCAGCACCAAGGCACTCACGTACACCGACGACCGTCTTTCACGAATCGATTTTGCGCGGCCGGGTCGTCCTGGTGTGCGAAAGGACTTTTCTTACAACCCTGACGGCACCCTTGCCGCCGTCGCACAGAGCAATTTTTAACGGAGCGTCGCCATGACATTTTCAGCCGCAGCCCTTCTCGCCTTTCGCAATGCATCTGCTGCCGAGTCGGCCGACGCGCTTGCTGGCGGCGACCTTGACCTCCTGAATGCAGGCGGCACGATCCTCGCCACCGTTGACCTTGGCACGCCGACAGCCTCGGGTGCCCTGATGACCGGCAGTGGCTTTCCCAAGACAGTCGCCGCCGTCGCAGCAGGTGACATCGCCAGCGCCCGTTACCGCACGATTGCTGGCGGTGACTGGAAGACCGGCATGACGGTTGGCCTTTCCGGCAGCGGTGCGCAAGTCATTTTGACGAGCCTGACGGTGGCACTTGGGCAGTCGATCCAGGTGAACTCGGCCACACTTTCCCACGCTGCTACTTGATTGGGGCGTCATGCCGGTCGCTACGCCAGAAACCTATTTCGGAACGCCGGGTGAGACTATCTATGCGGGCATTGCTGCGCCTGCGCCACCCCCTGATCCACCGGCAGACAGCTTGGGGTCAGTTTCTATTCGGTCGGAAGATGCGAATGTGCCTTTTGAGACTGAAGGGCAGATTTTTGCTTTGAGTTTGCACGCCAGCGGCGGTGGTTTGATTGCCACCAGCGCCACTAACGGTCGGCAGTACACGGCTTCTGTTTCTGGCCGACTTGCGTATGACGTTCACAACGAGTTTTATTTTTCAACTGTGCGTGGGTCGGCTGTTGCAGGGCGCAACGTCTTCATCATGCGTCCGCTTGATGGCTACGGTCGGTACGGTGGAGGTGGGGCCGTCCGAGAGGGCTACTGGATGGGATTCACCGGCATGGACCAGCCTGAAATGCGGTTGATCACAGAGCGACGGGTGGATGCCCTCGTTGCTTGGGTAAATGCCAATCTGCCGTATGTGAGTCCGACGCTCCGCAGCGTCAGCGGCGGGTCAATGGGCGCGTGGGGTGCGCTCACCTACGGATGCCGCAGGGCGCATATGTTCGCCTCAATTTACGCAGATCGCCCACGGTGGCGCTACGCACAAAACTACGATGCACAAACGGCCAACGTCCCCAACTGGGCATCGGGCAACACCGCGCACACCGTCGCGTCGTCCCCGAACCTGCTGGTAGAAGATGGAGGCGGCAAGGTCGTTGACCACATGAACGTCATTGCCTACGCGGCCAACACTGCAAACACCTTGCCGTTCATTGCTTGGAACATCGGGCGCAATGATGGCTTCACAGACTTCCGTGATCATGTTGATGCGGTTGCGGCGCTGCGGGCGGCAAAGCGTGGGTTTGCATTTGCCTGGAACAACGGCAATCACTCGACGGGTTCCGCCGCTGCGTCGCTGCTTCCAAGGTACGACGATTTCCCGCTTGAAATTGGCAAGGGTTATCCGCTGTTCACAAATCACAGCGGCGATCAAAACCCATCCGTCGATCTGGAAGGAGGGATCAACATCGGTTTGCGTTTTCGCAACGTGGTTGAGAGCCCGACAGGATGGTCCTGCGAGGTCACAAGCAAACTCGGCGCACGCACTGTGGACGTTGAGCCACTGAGTCCTGTCTTTACTGCACCCGTCGCGGCGCAGACCGTCACGATTCCCGCCGCGAACACCTGGGTTCCTGTCAGCTTTTCAATCGGCGGATAAAGATGACGATCTTTCACAACGATACCTTTACGGTCGGCACGCAAACCCCGGTCACTTCGCACACTTCTGACAGCGGGCACACCTGGGTTGGCTGGGCAGGCACCCTCACGCCGCCTGCCAATGTCTTCCCCACACTCGGCGGCGTTGTTGGCGCAGGTGCAACAAACCCCAGCGTTTGGCGACCATCGATCATCGCACCGACTGCTGATGTTGTGGTCACGCAATCTTGGCGCATCGACAACCCAACACCTTACAGCACATTCGGCCCCGCTGCTCGCTTGAACACGGCTGGAACGGCAGGCTACGTCGCCTTGTACAACCGGGCTTCACAGGTTTGGTCGATTGATCGGATTGACGGCGCTCTCGCCCGCACAAACCTCGGAAACAGCGCAACGCGCACATACGCTTCGGGAAACATCCGAGTCTTTGAACTCACCGTAACTGGCAGCGGTGCCACGGTGACTTTGGTGCTCAAGGAAGACGGCGTAACGATCCTTACGGCTACGGACACCAGTGCCTCCAGGATCACCGCTGCGGGTTACACGGGCTTCTGGATTCATGCGTCGGTTGCTCAAGGTTGCTTCCTGAATAGCACCACTTCGGACGACTTGGCATCGGCCGGGGCGACTGCCGTGACCATGACCGGCCCGACCTCGGGCGCCGTTGGCGTTGCGTCAACGAACTTCACCATTGGCGCAAACGGAACCATCACCGGCACGCGAGTTGTCACACCCTCGGATGGCGGCGGTGGTGGTACTTTCACGCCAAGCACTGTGTCGATCAGCGCTGCAACTCCGACAGCGACGTTCACCTATACCCCTGCCAGCGCTGGCGCGAAGACGATCAGTGTCACGAACGACGGTGGCCTGACCAACCCGGCAAATATCACCTACACGGCCAGCGTTCCCGCGCCAGTCTTGACTTTACCAACTGGCACAAACACCGGGCCATTTAGCGGAACCGGCACCGTCACCACCAACACGGCCAACGGGACGCTGTACTACATCACGACGACCAGCCCGACTGCGCTGCTTGCAGCGGTCAAAGCGGGAAACTCTCAGCCTGTCACCGCGTCGGGATTGCAGAACATCACGATCACGGGTCTTGCGGCGAGCACGGGCTACTACAACCACTTTGTTCACACGAATTCGAGTGGCGTTGACTCTGCTGTATCGAGTTCCGCGCAATGGTCCACTGCGGCAGACACACCGCCAGTGGGGGTTATCGACCTTTCCAATCCGATCACGCACGTTCTCAAGAACAACGCCGGAATGCCCTTCACCAGCGTGGCCTATCGCTGCACCATCATTGTTGCAAGTACCGGCGCTTTGGTTGGTGTCAAGACAGGCACAACGACTGCGGGCGCTCTCATTGGTGTTCTCACAGACGCGGCTTTGGTGCTTGGCACGGATTACTTCGTGATCGTTGAGCCGGGCGCGGGTGGTGCGTATGGTGTGTTTCGGGTGACTGCAACATGAGCATTCGCTGCGATACCTCCAGCTTGATAGCTGGGTCCATCGTCTGCGGTGTGCCCGGTTTGGGCATTATGGGCAGCGTGATCCTCGCGACTACTGGCGAGGGTGGCAGCGGCCCCGGCATCCTGTCCAATGATGTCGAGCCGGGAGATGAGAACAAAGAGTTTCGTGGGCTGGTGACGGACTTCCCCGACACGGGAACATTTGTCATCAACGAGAACGGGACCTTCACTTTCACTGGGGCGAGCGCGGCCAGCTTTCAGTACCAGCTTTATGTTGACGGGGTTGCGATTGGGTCGCCTGTGGCGGTCGCCCTTTACGGTGAGCTTGCTGCAGTTGAAGTGGACGCATCTGGCACAGGGGCTGTTGCATTCGCGGGTACGGGTGCTGTCTCTGCGACTGTTCTGCCGGTCATCCAGGTTGCAGCAGGCGGCACAGGCTCAGTCGCATACACAGGCACAGGTAACGCCTCGGTAACGGTGGTGCCCGTGGTTCTGGTCGATGCTTCAGGTATCGGCGCTGTGACCTACTCGGGTGTTGGCGCTGTGTCCGTCACCGTTGCGGACCCCGAGCTTCCGGTCATCGAGCTTTCCGCCGAAGGCACAGGCGCAGTCGTCTTTGCCGGTATCGGTGAAGTCGCGGCTGATCCGATCATCCAGGTTGCGGCAGCGCCTTCGGGTAGCGTCGCATTTGAAGGCACGGGCGCTGTCCAGGTGGAAGTCGCCGCGAACACTGTGGAAGTGGTTGCGTCGCCCACGGGTCTCATCGCCTTTGAGGGTATCGGCTCCGTCTCGGCTGACATCCTCGAAACGATTCTTGCGAACGCAGCGGGTTTCGGCTCGGTGACTTTCACCGGCACAGGCAACATCTTGATCGGGGACGAGTTGCCACCCTTGACCAATGCCGAGATGCGTGAGCTTTTTGAGCGAGTTATTGCTTTGGAAGCGCAACTCGCCCGCGTCGGACGAAACACCGATTTGATTCCAGCACTACTTTGAGGGCGTCATGAAAGTTGTTTTCAAAACCCAATCCGACGCGGGCCTGTTGCCAAAGGCATTTCACCAAATCACCCGCGTGCGCCTGTTGACCGATTTTCCGCATGTCGGCATCGTTGTGGGTGGCACGTTGATGCACTGCAACCTCAAGCACGGCTTGCACGCAATACCGTTTGAAGATGACGGGCGCTGGTGGTCGGTCGAGATGCCCGGTCACGGCTGGGACGAACGGGCCTCGGAATACTTCGCCCAATACGGCGGCACACCCTACGACCTCTTTTCCCTACTAGCATTCATCCAGCCGTTCGAGGTCAGGGACGGCGACCGCATGTATTGCTACGAGTGGGTTTGGCTCGTGTTGACGGGCGAAATGCCCAACAGCCGCGTGACCCCGGAAATGCTGTTGGTCAAAATTATTTCGCTGATTATGGAATCCACACAATGTTGATACAATAACCGCCAGTTAGATGTCAACAAGGAATATCGATGAGTGACTTTGCAGCAAGTGCCGCCTTCTCGCGCATGAACATGCAAGCGGTCGCTCTGGCTCCGCAGTACACGATGCTTGGCAGCGACTTGCAGGCCATGTCCAAGATGGACCCGGTTGTCGCAGAAGTCAAATTCCTTGAGCGCCGTGCCGATATGTGCGCGCTTCAACACCCCCGAGCAGCGCAAGCCATTTGCCTTCACCAACGGCCTCGCAATCATCCCCATCAGTGGGTCGCTGATCAACCGATTCGGCAGCAGCTACGAGGGCTACGTCACCGGCTACAACTTCATTCGCCGCCAACTCAATTTGGCGCTCGCCGATGAAGATGTGACCGGCATCATCTTTGACGTGAACAGCTACGGCGGCGAGGCGGCTGGTTGCTTCGAGCTTGCTGCTGAGATTCGTGCGTCTCGCAAGATCAAGCCTTCGATGGCCCTGGTGGACTCCAACGCCTACAGCGCAGGCTATGCCCTGGCGTCGGCCGCATCCAAAGTCGCCGTGATCCCGAGCGCAGGCGTCGGCTCAGTTGGCGTGATCACGCTGCACGTCGATAT